GGTTTAACGATGCTCCAGTAGTGGCCGCTGGATTACAAAACAATGTAGCCACATTAGTATTAGCAAACCCAGGTATATTTGTTAAAGGTCAAAGCGTAGCCATAGAAGGTTGTGGATCAACTTACGGTGGCAATCATGTAATCACTGGCACAATTCCAGGCATAACAATACCTGTAAGCATTAGCACGGCATTCTGGTCGTTCTTTACCAATTATTCATTCCCTAACGGATATTCATTTATTCAGTTTGCGAAAGTACACGCAGACGATCCATTCCATCGCATTATTCCAAGCGGTAAAGCATCTGGACAAGACACGAAAGAAGATGATTACAGTGCGATCCCTGCCATTCGGGAAGCGGCGATGATTCTCGCCGTTGATATCTGGCAAGCTAGACAAGTAAGCCAGACTGGTGGGGTAGGTATGGATGGGGTCAGTGCTAGCCCTTATCGGATGGGTTATCAGCTGATTAACCGAGTGCGTGGCCTCATCCAGCCTTATTCAGCACCAGCATCATTGGTAGGCTAATGGCCGCCGTAACAACACTTCGAGGCACACTTGCAACAGCCTTAGCAAACGCTGGCGTATGGAGTACATTTAGTTTTCCTCCAAGTACTCTCCTCGCAAATAGTGTAGTAATCACCCCTGGCGATCCGTATTTAGTGCCAAGTAACAATACTCAAATAACATTATCACCATTGGCTAATTTTAGAATTCTTATGGCAGTGCCGGCATTTGATAATCAAGGCAACCTAAAAGGCATGGAAGATTTTATCGTAGCAGTAGTAACTAAATTGGCAGGATCATCTTTAGTTATGAATATAACAAGCGTTTCCGCTCCAGCTATTACAAGTGCGGCGAGTGGAGATTTACTAACATCAGAAATAACAGTATCCATACTAACGAGCTGGAGTTAAAATGAGCAGAGAAGAAGATTTAGCCTTCTTAATCAAGACAGGCCAAATAAAGGAAGAACCAAAAGGCAAGGCAACAACCAACAAGAATGACGAGGAGTAACAATGGCAATATACTTAAATAACAACGTCGGCGTTAAGTTGGCTACCAACGCTGCGCCTACTACACCATCTATTGATATCAGCGCATATGTAACAAGCGCAGTAATTAATAAGGTGGTAGATGAGTTAGAAATTACAGCTATGGGTGATGCATCACACAAGTACGTGGCTGGATTAGAAAACTCAACATTTACTATTGATTTTAACAATGAGTGGGCGAATGCTCAGGTAATGCAAACTCTAAATGAGGCATTTGGCAAGACTCTAGCTGTATCAGTAATCACTGTTAAAGGTACTGCTGTGTCAGCTGCTAACCCAAGTTATCAATTCTCAATATTGGTAAATAACCTAACCCCATTGGGTCAGGGTGGCGTGGCTGAAATTGCTACATCTTCAATGACATTTACAGTAAACTCCGTGGTAACAGTATCGCCAACAGTGGCGTTCTAATTAAGGAGTAATAATGGCAAAGCTAAAGATAACAAGGGCTAATGGTGAAGTATCAGATCACAAGATAACACCAGGTGTCGAGTACGCTTTCGAATTAAAGTACGGCGCTGGAATTTCTAAAGTCCTACGTGAGCACGAAAGGCAGACCGAGATATTTTGGTTGGCTTATGAATGCTTGCGTAGGTCTGGCGCACAGATACCTTTATGGGGTACTGAGTTTATTGACACGTTAGAAACTGTTGAGGTTTTAGACGAAGAAAAAAAATAACTAGGCGTGACTCTTTAGTTTATAGTATCGCTGCACTAAGCGTTGAAACTGGGATAGCGCCAAGTGAGTTCATTAATATGGATTCAGAATTATTAAACGCAATAGTCCAAGTTTTGAATGATAGAGCTAGAGAGGTCAAAAATGCCAGTAGAAGTCGTAGGCGTTAAAGACGTTATCAATGGCTTAACCTTTATTGATCAGGACATGTATAGGCGTGTTAAAGCAGCCGTAGAGCCTGTTATGAAGGGCGTAGAAGCTAAGGCTAAAGGTTTTGTAGTAAGTAACAATGAAGTGTTGTCTGGCTGGTCTAAACCAATATCATCTACTGTCGACTATCGCCCATTCCCTAAATATGATGCAGCTACTGTCCGTGGTGGTATTGGATTCAAAGAAGGTCAAAATCGCAGGTTTAATAATGGTTATACAGTTGAAAGTTATGTTTACAATATAAGCGCTGCTGGTCGTATCTATGAAACCGCAGGTAGATTAAACCCACAGGGTAGAGCGCCATTTACTTCTGTTGCAGAAGGTGGCGGCACAATGGCATTTAAGCAATCTGGTAGCAGAAAAAGTAGAAGCCGATCTACATCTGCATATAATTCTAATAACCCTTTTGCTGGCTATCAGTTTGTTACCGATTTACCAACCCTTACATCTCAACCTAAAGTTAAAGGCGCTAGGGGTGGTGGTCGTAAAACTAAAGGTCGTTTGATTTACAAAGCATGGGCACAAGATAGCGGTGATATCTATGGCGTAATTGTAAAAGCCATTAATGCTACAGCTACACACTTTAATAAGACTACAGAAAAGAAGGTTGCATAATGGCCAATATAGTCGTATCGGCACTCAGCACCTTTAATAACAAGGGGCTTAAAAAAGGCAAGAAAGAAATCAGTGCATTTGAAAAGCAAGTTAAAGCCTTTGGCAGAACCTTTGTTGCAGCATTCTCAGTAACAGCATTAACTAGATTTAGTAAAGAAGCGGTCAAAGCGTTTGCAGCTGATGAAAAAGCAGCCAAGTCTTTAGAGATTCAATTAAGAAATACAGGATATCAATTTAGCGCACCTGGTGTTGAGTTATACATAGATAACCTACAGAGGGCTACTGGCGTATTAGATGATGAGTTAAGACCAGCATTCCAGCAATTACTAACAGTAACTGGATCAATCACTAAGAGCCAAGATGCATTAACTACGGCTATGGATGTATCGGCTGCTACAGGTCGATCATTAACACAAGTTACTACAGCCTTATCACGTGCTTATGCTGGCAACACTACAGGCCTTAGCAGATTAGGTGCTGGTTTAGATAAAGCCTTATTAAAGGCTGGCGACATGGATGCAATTATGGCCGAGCTTAATAATAAGTTCTCAGGCCAAGCCTCAGCTAGATTAGATACTTATGCTGGAAAGATGGATCTATTAAGAGTTGCTACAGCTAATGCCCAAGAAATAATCGGTAAAGGTTTATTAGATGCATTATCTCAATTAGGCAAAGATAACAGTATTGAAAATGTAACTAACAATATGGAAGATTTTGCTACTGCCACAAGCGAGGTATTGGTAGGACTAGGCAAAGTCGTAGGTAGATTAAAAGAGATTACAAATATCCCTGGCATGGATGGTTCATTTCTAAGAAACATACCTGGCATTGGTGCAGTGTTAAGAGCCACAGAAGCGCTAAGGGGTGCAGGTCGCCAAGAAGTAGATCGTGGTGGCCAAGAAAGAAGTTCTACTAGAATTCTGGCAGCACAAAGAAAACAAGAAGCCAGGAATATTAAAGAAACTAATAGGCTTCGCTCACAAGAAATTAGTAAGTTAAAAGAGAAAAGCGCAGTAGAGCAACTTAAAGACAAGTTTGATATTGAGCGTATAGGTTTATCTAAAGCCTTAAATGAAGCTACGGATGAAGAAACTAAACTACGCCTAAGAGCACAACTAGCCATATTGGATAACAATGAGGCATTGGCTAAAAAGTTGTTGGCTGAGATGAACGCTACAGATGCAACCAAGAAGTTTACAGATGGATTAATAGCATCTACCGACAAATTTAGCGTAATGGTTAATAATTTAGTGGCTCAATTTGTGGCCATGGGTTTAAGTATGCAAGAGGCATCAGCTTTAGCTCATCAATCAGCTAGATTAGAAGCTCAATACCAAGCCTTTAGTGGTCAAAGGACGACAAGTTTATCTACTCCTATGCCTAGTAGTTCTCCATTGGGAGCGATCCCTATCGGTGCAATTAACCCACAGCAACAATTTACCAGTTCTGCTATTTTAGCCGATCTACTAAGGCCAGCAACCATAGAACAATCTAAATACATTATGGATTCAATGAGTGCTAGATATCAGGCCCAGGCGGATGCCTACTTCGCAAATCAACAAGAAATTAAATTAACTATTGATACTGCTAATACCACTGATAGGTTTACGCAATTAATAGCCGAAAGTATTCAATCTGCTACTAAAACAGGTTTGAGCACATCACCTGTTGGATCATTACCATAATGACAGTACCAGTAATAAATGCGGTTATTAACTTTAGCACTGGGCCAAGTTTTGCTCAGGCAATGATTTTAGATACTGGCATTTTAGATACAAACGTTTTAGCAGATTCACTAGCTGTAATTGTAGATGTATCTAATCAAGTTAATCGTATTGAAACTAGGCGAGGCCGTACTGCATTAGCAGATCAATTTCAAACAGGCACACTTAACCTTCGCATTGTAGATCAAAATGGTGACTTTAACCCACAGAATACATCTAGTCCGTATTTCAATCTACTAACGCCTATGAAAAAAGTACAGATTACTGCAACTTACAATAATATTACATATCCTATATTTTCTGGATTTATTACAAGTTATGTTACTACCTATCCTAGAGAATCAGAGGATGTAACTTATACAACTATACAAGCTGTAGATGCATTTAGATTAGCGCAAAATGCTCAAATTAAAACTATTACAGGGGCAACTGCTGGAGATTTATCTGGCACTAGAGTTAATCAAATATTAGATGAAATTGATTGGCCAGCCTCAATGCGTGATGTTGATCCAGGATTAACTACATTACAAGCAGATCCCAATACAGATAGAACAGCATTACAAGCGTTAATAACTGTTGGTGAATCAGAGTATGGCGCAGTATATGTAGATGCGGCAGGATCGTTTGTATTCCAAGATAGGGCTGTTACGGCTGGATCAATAGGTGGCACACCTACAGCGTTTGCAGATAATGGCACAGGTATTGAATACATGGATGCATCATGGATATTAAATGATGTGCTGGTATTTAACAAAGCCACAATTACTAGAGTGGGTGGCACAGCCCAAGTTGCTTTAGATCAGGCCAGCATTGACAAGTATTTTTTGCACTCATATTTTTTAGATAACTTGCTAATGCAATCAGATGCTGTGGCCTTAGATTATGCCCAGGCTTATGTGGCTAGTAGAGCTGAAACCTCTATCCGAGTGGATTCAATAGTCCTTGACCTATATGCGCCTAATTACAATTCTGGCATTATTGCAGCTTTAGACCTAGATTTTTTTGATCCTATTTCTGTGCTAACTACTCAGCCAGGTGGATCTACCTTACAGAAAACCTTACAAATTTTTGGTGTAAGCATGGCTATTACACCGAATAGTTGGAAAACTACGTTCACGACATTAGAGCCGATCATAGACGCATTTATCCTAAATGATACGATTTATGGTACTTTAGACTATAATGTCCTAAGTTACTAAGGAGTAAAAATGGCAGCTGGTTTAGGGTTTAAGGATTTTGTTACAGGCGAGGTATTAACCGCCGCTGATGTTGATGGCTATTTAATGCAAGGTATTTGGGTGTTTGCTAATGCAACAGCTAGAGATGCAGCCGTTACTTCACCACAAGAAGGTAACTCATGTTATCTAAAAGATACAGATGTTATTCAAGTTTATTCAGGTTCTTCTTGGGTAGTTAAATCAGGTGGCTCATCACCATTAACTACTAAAGGTGATTTATATACTTACTCAACTACTGATACTAGAATTGGTGTAGGCGCAAATGATACTGTCCTCACAGCAGACTCATCAACAGCTACGGGATTGAAGTGGGCTGCTCCGGGTGGTGCTGGCGCAAACTACACTTTACTAAATGCAGGTGGAACGGCCTTGACTGGTGCAACAACAATAACAGTTAGCGGCATTAGTGGAATGAGCAGTTTATTCGTAAGAATTGATGGTGCAGGATTTTCAACTGGAAGCCAACAAGGTGTTTCGTTGCGATTAAATACCGATACTGCAAGTAATTACACAGCAACAGGTATGAGTTTTCAATGGGGTTCTACTTATACAGTTGGAAATTATGAAGGCGAAAACACAACAACAAATAGGTATGAATTAGGAAGCACCTCAACCAATACAGCATCATCAGTTTTTGCAGCAGCCGAAATTAGAGGATGTAATTCAACAGGTTTGAAAATAATCAACAGCATTGGATCTGGTGATGGTGGTGGTGGTAATAGTTATACAACTAAGTCTAGACAAGGATTTTGGAATAATTCAGCAACAGTTTCATCAGTGAGCGTGGTTACACTTGCTGGAAATAATTTTACAAAAGGAACAGTTTATATTTATGGAAGTGCGGTGTAATATGAAAATAATTGAAAAAACAATTGATATAACAACAGGTGAGGAAACTATTACTGAGCGAGAAGAGACTGCTGCTGAGAAAAAAGCAAGAGAAAAATTACAAGCAGATTACGCAAAAACACAGTTGGAAGCCGAAACAAAGGCAACAGCACGCCAAGCAATTGCAGATCGACTTGGTTTAACAGCGGATGAATTACAAGTATTACTAGGCTAATGAAACCCTGGTTATGCAAAGCTGGAGTGCAGTTAAGAGATCAGATTGATACCTGGTTTCCAGATCGCAGCACTGCCAGTCCAGAAGGGTGGTTGGGCGATAGTCGTCATTCCGCCAGAAAATCGGATCATAATCCAGACAAATCTGGGGTCGTCCGAGCAATTGATATTAATGCTCGGTTACAGTCATCCGACAGCCTCGCACCTTATCTGGCTGACCAAATCAGAATCGCAGCCAAATCGGATTCACGTATATCATACGTCATCTACAATGGGCGAATATGCTCGAAAATATTAAATTGGAAATGGCGTAAATACAAAGGCATTAATCCACACAGGTCACACATACATTGTTCTTTTACAAAGGCAGGCGACAAAGACGGCAGGGCGTTTGATATACCACTACTAGGGGGAAAAATATGAAGATATCAGATAAACAAAAAGCAATACTAAAGTCCTATGCACGTGGGGTATTAGTATCTTTCTTAACATTTTTAGCAAGTAATGAATTAGGTTTAGATCCAGCACTGTCTGTAGTTATTGCAGCTTTGGCTGGTCCAGCAGCTAGGGCTTTAGACAAATCCGATGTTATCGGTATTAATGAAAAATGAGTCCGAACGAATGGGCTGGATTTGGCGCTGGCGTTATCGCCGTGCTATCAGGCGTGCTCATAGGGCTTCGCTTCTTAGTTAGAGGTTGGCTCAATGAGTTACGCCCTAATGGTGGCTCTAGCATGAAAGATCAATTAACTAGATTAGAACAGCGTGTTGATGATCTGTTTACTATTATAAGTAAGCGATAATTTCAATATGGCAACTACACGTAAACGCAAGAAGATTAATAGGCGCAGGGTGCGTAAATCACCTGAGCCATTAACTAAGTTAGAAGTGTTTTATATTGCCAAACATGAGATGTACAGAGCTGCACGTAAGGCAGGGTTTTCAGAATCTGTTGCCCTATACCTAATGGATAGCCCATCTTCCATGCCCGATTGGGTAGTGGGAGAAGACGGCATTATCCCTAGTATCCCTACTCCAGATGAGGATGACGATTAAGCGCATAGCGTTTGTGTCTGACCTGCAAGTACCATTTTTTAATGAGAAATCTGTTAAATCTGTTGGCCGCTTCCTGGCTAAATGGAATCCGCATAGGACTATATGCATTGGTGATGAAATTGATCTACCACAGCTAGGTGGTTTTAATGCTGGCACTATTGACGAGATGGTCGGCAACATAAACGACGATAGAAAACAAACACAGGAAGTCCTAACATACTTAGGCGTAACAGATGTACTAGGAAGTAATCATGGAATCAGACTTTATCGATCAATCAAAAAGCGACTACCATCTTTCCTCAACTTACCAGAAATGCAGTATGAGCGTTTTATGGGATATGACAAACTCCAGATCAAATTCCACCCCTATGGGCTCGATTGGGCAACAGGCTGGACAGCCGTTCATGGAGATGCTTTCCCTCTTAGCCAAGTACCTGGGCAAACAGCCTTAAACGGGGCTAGAAGGCTAGGTAAGAGCGTTGTCTGTGGGCACACCCATAGACTAGGGCAATCGGCCTTTACAGAGGCATCTAGAGGCCAATTAGGGCGTACTGTATGGGGTGTTGAGGTTGGCAATTTAGTAGATTTAAGTAGTTCAGGCATGGCATATACAAGGGGCTATGCTAACTGGCAACAAGGCTTTGCTGTGGCCTACGTGCATGAGCGTAAGGTTCAGGTTATAACCATACCTATTAATGCAGATGGCAGCTTCATATTTGAGGGCAAACTCTACAAATAACGTTATCAAATCGTTATCAAAATTAAGCCCTAAATCATCCACAAAGTCGTACACAGGTGTCACACTATTGACATGCCACAAAGCGTGTGCATAGAAGGTAGGGCTACAAATGAATAACATATGGCTAGAAGCTAGACAGGATGGTCTGATATTTTTTTGGATCATGTTAGGTCTAGCAATATTGGTACTGGCGTATTGGAAAATACAAAGTAGAGCGTTTGAACGTGGCTACTGGGTTGGCAGATCAGCTGGTTGGAAAGCATCTATTGAGCATAATCAGAAGATCGAGAAACTAAGATCTAGGGCAGTATTTGATTATGACAAACACTGAGAAACTATTTGCAGATGCAGTCACACTCATACAT